AATCTATTCCATATATTTTTTCTTATATCGGATAGTTCCTGTAATTGATTTATCTGGTCTTTTGATGGAAATAATCTTATTTGATAAGTTTTCATTTTTTATACAACATTTTCTATAATTGTATATAAAATTAATAAATAGAGTACCAATAAAAAAACTTAATCTTTCTTAGATTCTCTATTCTTCTTTTCTTTCTCTACAATATTCTGTAAAGCCTTATGTTTGGCTGAAGCTATATGCCTATCAAATGCATCAGCAATTCTATCATTTGCTTTCTTTGCATCTTCTGGTTTCATCTTCTTCAAACCATCTAATAGTGTGTAAGCAGCATCCATATGATCCTGAGGAGTGTAGGTTGCTTCCAGTTTGGCATTCTGGGTGATACTTATCTCTTTACCACTCTTAGTTTTACCTAACCCTTCTTTTCCCTCTTTTTTTGGTTCTTCTTTCTTCTTAGACTTTTCATCTTCACTGGCCTTCTCATCTACTTTAGGTGGTTCAACTGGGGGTTTCTTAGATCCACCAGACTCAGTCTCTTTCTTCTTATTATCGGCTGCATGAAGACCCCTCTTCATCATATCTTTCATATCGGGTTCTTCATCTTTCTTTTTCTCACCCTCAGGTGCCTTAAATGTCTCCTGTGCCTCCTCGTTCTTCCTACGTTGGAGTTCCTTATGAGCTGCCTGACGTACCGATGGATCAGTAGATTGTTTGGTTGCATTCATTAAGGCAGCCTCTGATACCTTTGTAGCATGTTCAGCTAATTCTTCTGGTGTTACACCCGGTTTCTCTTCGTTATCTTGCGTTTTCTTTTCTCCACTACCCTCTTTTACAGGAACCCACCCATTTGCTTCCTTACGCATTTTAACACCACCATGAGTTGATATAGTACCTATCTCGGCCTTCTTGGCTTTAATGATATCTTCTTTCATCTCACCAAATGTTACAGGTAGTGACTTCTGGATGAAGTTTTCTTCTTCTTTACGTTTCTGATTGATCTTATCTTCAATATTCATTTTAGTCTACATTTAAATTTTCATCGATATATTTCATAGCCTGACTCAATATAGGGTCGGACTGTAATGACTTCATCATCTGTGGACCAGGTTTCCCTCCACCAATAGGATTCTGATCTGGACTATATTCTTCAAATGGGTTCTGTTGTCCTGTTTCTGGTTCACCTGTCATCTCATCAACTGCTCCGTTACTACCTTCTCCACCATACATCTTCATCTGTTGAGCCTGTTGAAAAGTACTATTTAATATAGTATCAGTTTTTGGATTATAAGGTCTTCCCATCTCTTTTTCAAATTCTGATTCAAAAGATACAATACCTGCATCCAACTTCTTTTTCGTTATATCTACTACTTCTGCCTCGTCTTCATTATCAATGCCTGTGAACTTGAGTTCATAATCATTATCAATCTCGGACACAATCCATTTGGTCAACACCTTCTCTAAAAATATCAATAATGGCTTTAATCCTTTTTTCTTAGAATGTTGAACTCTTTCTTTCTGTCCCTGTTGTCCAAAGATTTGTGCTACCTTCTGAAACTGATAACCCAGTTCTGATGGATCGATAGTGTAAACTGAACAAAGCATAACAATTAAGAACTCCATCCATTGTTGGAATTCCATATCTTTATTATTACTCTGTAAATCAATCCACTCCAAGTCAATACCGCTGAAAACAGGGATTTTATGAGAATTCGAAACTCCCGCTATCATCTGTCTCCAGGTCTGTCGGAAATCATTAACAATATCCATATTGGCACCACCATCCTTTAGGTTGATAAAACCTTTAGGATTTGATCCCTGTTTAAAGAAATTCCCATTATACTGCATGCCCCAGAGTGACCAGGTTATGATATCGAGCAGTACTTCAATTTCTGATGTCCCATACCCATTCTTATCTATCTGTGATGTCTTGTTACGTTGTGCATACATCAACTCCCATGGGTAATAGATAATCTCTTCTTTGGTGAATTCATTCTTCATCACATTACTCTGATACACCTGAGCATATCGTGGTAACTGACCAAACACCGTTTTATACTTCTGTTCAGATTGTACCTTGAATCTTGGGTCTACTGTTTCCAATATCCTAATAGTAGAACCATCAACAGCTGTAAACCCAATTAATTCAAATCTACGGTTTCTTTCACACTCTGCACACAACTGATCATAAGATAGTGAGTCCCTCATCGTCTTTCTAACAAAGTCGTGAAGATCATCATTGATGTCCCACTTCCCCCTTAATCCACCATTCTCCAAAAAGTTTACAATATACTCAATCTTCTGTTGGTCTTCCTTCTTTATTTCTTCACCCTTTTTCTTTGGTTCAAACAATGATCTCTTCTTACGAATAATATAACCCTCCTCTTTATCGTTGTCAGTGAATCGAAGAAAGTTCTGAATCTGAAAAACCCTTGTATTAATAATAGAACCAACAATAGGTGTATCGCCTACCTTCTTTAAAACATCGAAGGATACCCGTTTACGTTGTTGTTTATATCCACCTGTTGTATAGTAGGCATCAAATGGATCAAACAGAAACGAACGAATATCCTTCTTCTTTTTGTTCTTATCTAGTTCTTGGAGGTATGACTGAGCTTTGTAAATTGAATCAACATCATTAGACTGTAGTTGTTTCTCAAGAAGTAAACTCTTCTCAATAGTCAACTTTGCAATATCTTCATCAACCCTCTTGACATCTTGATAGTTTCCCATTACTCCTTCTTTGCTTTATAAACATTTTCGGAATAGATGAGATGATTAAAGAACAGTTACTGTAACTACATAGTCAATATGTGCAGTAGTATCGTGACTGGTTACAATATATGTAACAGCACCTGTAAAATCATTCTCTGTAGTACCACTTACCTGTGCTGTTGCACCAATCTTAACAGTTGCTCCGTTGGTGACAGTAAATGTTGACTTCAAATCGGTCACTGTTGATCCATTAGCCACATTGATAGCAATTGTCTTGGCTGTGTGGTCAATAACAGCGGCACCAGACTGATGGTCTACTGAGAATGTTAAGAAATTACTAAGTGTCTCATTGAGATTCACCATTGCGTGACGGTCTTCATACACTTCCAGGTTCAAACCATTGGCTACTGCAAAAGCATACAGAATCTTTTCTGTTGTCTCTACATAATCATGAGGAAAATGTAAAGCCTTTGCCTCTGTTATAAGACCAGTTGTTACCACTCCAGCCTTCTCTGACTTAATTTCGTTGATAAATAAACGATCATTATCAACTATCCCATTTGTGAGATAACTGATCTTGTAGGAGTTATCTATGGGACTAAAAACGTACTGTTTCATTGTTATAGGGTGTTTATATTATTGTCGAAATTAGTCTTTCTCACTAGTAATATCTTGAATAAGTTCATTAAGATAGTTGATAGTCTCTTTTACATTTTTGTGTTCACCCCCACCAAACATTTCATCCTCCATCCATGACTGTTCATCAATCATCTTATGTTTAGACTTTGGGGTATACTTTTTAAGATACCTCTTAACTAATTCTTGAACTTTATCATGATACTCTTGACTCTCTGGGTCCTTAAATCTCTTTGATAAAACTGTTTTAAGATCATTTATTCCACTTTCTGTAACTTCTTGTTCAGCTGCCATTCTATTGAGTTGTTTATTTGTATAAACGGCTCCAGGTGCTCTATAGTTATCTGCTTCCTCAGGTTTTTCAGTTACTTCAACTCCATACTTCTTCCCAACCCTACCCAGTTTACGGTTCTCAGGGGTATTCAGATAGGTACCACTACGTGACTTACAAATATCATCACCAACTGGTTCATCCCATCTGATCTGTGCTGGACGTATAAACATAATAGACTTCTCCAGAGTCTTATCATCCCATACCTTAATTGGTTTGAAACTCTTTACTTCAGAAGCAACCTCAGCATACATCTTATCTTGTCCGTCTACTGATTTCTGAATCTCTTCATATGCATCCGTAGCAAACTGTTTAATCTGTTCGGCTGTAAATACTTCTACTTCACCTAGTTTTACTGATTTCTCAAGATCTGATTTGAGGATCGTTTCCATTAATTTGTTGTTTTCATAAAGACAAAATTATAACTTTACTTATCAAGTTATAAAATTATAAAGGAATTGATTAAAAAAAAAATTAATTTTTACTCTTGGTAGAAGTGACTATGAACTATTAATACAGAATCATAGGTAGATTTGAATTCAGCACATCTGCGTCCTAATGCGTTAGGACTCATCCAAAATACCAAGATGAGTAATAGTATTACCCCCAGAAGAACCACTTGTAGAAGTAAGATAAATGATTGTAGAAATGATTTCATAACCTATTCTATATTTGATAGTTCTTCTATCTTCTTTTCCAACATCAAATTCAAATGAAACAGTTCATCTGACGGTACAAGATATACTATCTGATATTGATCTATGAACTTTCTTGCAGAAGACAGTTGTAGTGAGTTAGTACAACTTTCTATAGTCTTCAATACCTTATAATAGGCTTTTTCTTTCTCTTTGTTTTCCATTGGTATAAGTTATAAGAATGTGGACCTGGAGGGATTCGAACCTATATGATCAGCACCCCCAAACTAAATCAATCTCAATCTGGTTTCAGGCCGAACGTCCTACCGTTAAACGATCTTCCCAACTAAATCTTTCTCACATTTGATGCCCGTCCAACACCTTGTTGTCTCTAATCTCTTTCTCTTTGTTATTTCTTATGAACTTCTCCAGGTCTCTCTGTACCTTTCTCATTGCATTGTATTCGTTAGTGGCCCAGACATAGATGACATTAGGTTCAAACTGTGCTCGATTCTCTTTTATAGGTTTACCATCTACTCCTACCATCACATTCTTTGTGATATTCACCTTGGTTGCTTTCATCTGTTCCAGATCCATTCCATATAAAATTAACCCTCTCTGAACTACCATTTTAGCTTTCAAAGTATACTCTTTCTGAAACTCAGCAACCAACTGAGTATCTGGTACTATTTTTAGGGGTTGTTCTAGATCTTTCATTTTCCACCAAATATTTTACGATAATGTTCCACCAGGTCCAAAAACATATCCACTGTGTAATCTTCTGTAACCTCATCAGTACGAAGTATTTCAGTACCTCTACATGTATATATCATGTGTGTCACTCTTACATAGTTGATGGTAAGATCCGTCCCTAACTCCACCAGTATTGATCCCTTACTGATTCTGGTCTTTATCCACTTTATTTCTTTTGTTGAAGATGGTTGGAAAGCCTGACCAAACATTTCGAATAATTCTTCTGCCATATACCCTCCTTTTTATTTGTTTGTAACAGATGGTAAAAGTATTAATTTTACCAACAGACTCCTAATTTTTCTGCAACTATTTTTAAGAAAAACTCTAATTTATAATGACTATAAATAACTAGATCTGTCAAACCATTGATAACACTATAGTTACTCTGGTTTTTGGTCTACCTGACGATTTATCATTTCCAACAATCTCTCTCTCTTACTCTTTATCTTCTCGGCCTCTATAAATGGTATCTCTTCATAGTCTACCACCTCTTCTACTTTCTCTTTCTTATTTTCCTGATACTGGCGGATCTCATTCCAATCATAATTACGAATAAGATCCATAGTTGTTGGTGCCACTCCTCTTGAATTCATACGATTGAAACCATTGAAATCTCTATAGAAAGATCCAACCAACGAGGCTAGAATATTGTTAGGATTGATGCCCTGTTTTACTGCCACCAGATAGATAGGGATGATATTAATTGGTAGCTTTTTACTGATATCTTGAATGGTTGCTGCTGCTTGGAGACTTGCGTTGATATCTATCTTTCCATCCACCGTTAATTTTATCTCTTCTCCCTTTATTTCTTTTCTTGCCTGTTCTATGATAGCCCTTATCTCTTGTGATAAAGCTCTTAGTTCAGGTTTGTTCTGATTGGTAGCAGAATAGGCTTGATTGAACAGATTCATGAACCGTGTATGAAGGATAGCCAACGTCTCCATTCTACCGGCGTCTGTGGCCAAATAATGATCTCTTGCTGACCTCAGAAAGTCGGTTCTCTTCTTCTCTATTATATCTTTGTTGTTTAAGAAGAACTTATGCACATCTACTATAGCTACCATGTATCCTAGATCCTCTAAATTCTTTTTCACTTCTTCAAAGGATACATATTTGGCAAACATATCAATAATAAAAGCCTTACGCCAATCAAATACAGAAGAACCCATTCGGGGTCTTACATATTTCAACCACTTCATCTTTAGTCTACTCTTTTGTTTCTTTGATAACTCCATCTCATCACATAGATCACGTAGTCTCTTAAGATCCTCCAATGAAATATTCTTATCTTTTGCTTTCTTTACTGCCTGACCGTTGAGTCCCAATGCATCAACCTGTTCAACCTCAGAGGTGACGGTGTTTATAAAAGAAAAATAACGTCTAACATTGCGTGTTGAATCCATCCCCCAACTGATCCACTGAACATAGGCCTCACGGATGTCTTCCGGAGCATCTTCTAACTCTGGCGGTACCACAACAGTGCCCACTGGTAGGATCTCAAGTTCTGTTAAATCTTCTATTCCGATATCTTTTGATGGTGTTTCCATTATGTTTTCTTCCTCTTTTTCTTCTTTCTCTGTTCTTCTCGAAATTTAATTAGTTCCAAATCCCCTCTTTTCCCTTTTATTTTACAGTTATCGTTGTGATGCTGTCTGATATTGTGATGGTTTGATTCCAGTCCGCAATGTTTACAAGTGGCTCTTTTTGAGGCTTTCTTTGACATCTTTTGATGCTGATTCTCAGATAGGGAGAATTTTGGTTTTTCAAGAAATTTTTCTGCATCTGTTCCCTTAACCAAGATCTCAAGTTGTCTTATTCTCTCTTCCTCTTTCATTAAATCGTCACAACATAATACATCAGTCCAACTAAAATAGTAATATTTATAGTGGCGTGATACATTCTACAACTATATGTCATCAATAATATTTCTTCGGGACTTAGAAAGAAGTGTATACCAGGTACCCAATACTTCCAGTTCATAGATTACTTCTTTTCTTGAATTAATAACTCTTCACCTGTTAGAGAGTAATATAGATTTTGTAATTGGTGGACATAAAATATATAGACACTCCTTTCAGTGAATGATAAAAAATAATCTCCTGTCACTCTACCTAAAACATAAAAAGAAGCTGGGTCGTGTCTACTTAATGTAAGCCAATCAAGTTTCATTCCCTCGTCATCTTCTCTTGACCAATATTCTTGAAATTCATTTACTTTTTCACAAACAAACCCTAGTCTAGTTAACCATTCACTTGTTAGAATAATTGGATTAACCATCTCAATATGAACAGCATACCCATTAGGGGCCGTATTCATTCTCCACCCAGTTGAATTTTCCCAACCAGACATACAGCCAGCCGGTAAATTAAACACACCATAGTTTATTTCTTCTTTACGTCCAGCATCATTCCAGTTAACATATACTGAATTCCCTACTCTCAATTCTTTTGGGTCTACATAGTTCTTACTCATTTCTTTCTGCTTTTAGGTTTATGAATCTTCATTTCTCTTTCACCTTTCTTACCATAATGTTTCTTTACTTGATGTAAGTCACATCTACCTCCACCAACAACTGGTCTGTCACAATGTTCACCTTCTGCATTTACTAGACATTTCTTCATTAGTATCTAGTATTTGATTTTTAGTGTACGCGGATCGTTACCCTCTCTCACTAGTTTCTGTTTCATTGATTGAAGAAAACCAAATGGTTCATCATGGAATAGTACTCTTTCTTCACTACCATGCATATAAACCAACTTTCCCTTTGTTGGTCTCTCTTTCTTCTCTATATCCACACCTGTCTTCTTGTGAATACCGAAACGAATATTCTCTTCTTGAGTTGTCATTCTTACATCTTAAATATAGTTATCAATGTTACAATTACTGCCATTACACAAAAAACAATATATACAAGTCTTATAAGATTCTCTTGACTCTAATTATTCATTCTCTTCTCTTTGAAATTCGATACTAAATATAATCTAAATTGTTCAATAAAACAAATTTTAACTCTAATTTATAATGATTATGAACTACATATCTTCATCACAACCCTTCACTCTTCTTACTTCACTCTTTAGATACTTGACATAGATGCACCGAGCATAATTAATGGCTGTGTGTAGTTTACGAAACTCTTTTGCTGGTACCTTAAAATTCTTTGGAGTTGTTTCAGTTTCATCCACCATCCAATGGTCAATATGTGATTCTCTCTCTTCTTTTAAGTCTTCATCATAGTATTTGAAAACAAAGTTCATTGCTGTAATGTCTACTGGTAAATCAATCAGGGCCTGTTTACCGTGAGGAATGTCAATAACAGAGTGTTCCATTCTATTTTGTTTTACTGGTGAAACGTTCACGAACTACTATCTTCCCATTCAATTCTTCAAATACTACTTCCTTATTCATTTTCTTTTCTCTTTCTCTTATTTTCTCCAGATTTCTCTGTGCTGACACCTTAGCATCAAAAGCCTGTTTTCTTGCGCCAATTTCATTGTTCCCCATTCTGTATCAATTAATTACATTAACTACACTTACTCCAATTACAGCCAAGACATTTCCAACAACCATCTTCACTCACTAGTTCTCCTCCACAATGTTCACAATAATTTTTATCATTCTCTACATAATTACGTAATACACGTTGAATAACTTTATCAAAGGAAGTCACAATAGTATATGCTTCTATATCTTTAACAATCCACTTAGGATCAATATGATGTCTCAACATAATAGAGAACTTTCTGGTACTTACCTTATCTCCATTATCCAACAAATCAATAATATTGGGTAGATGATAGCTTTTACCAAATTCATCTATCCCTGATAATTGATACACACAACTCTTTATCTTTTTTATCAATCCCTTTGTTATCTTAGTTGGGAAAATGTGATTTGGTAGTTCAGGAAAGGCAAATATCTCATAGGGTTTATTTTCAAACTTACCAACTAATATCATCCACTCCTGTTTCAGAGCCGTCTTGTGGTAGATATCACACTCCAATGTCTCAGGTCTCTTTATAGCATCAATGTAAGTAAACTTATCTTCAGTAAGTAGAATTCCTGATCTCGACCCCTCTCTATAGATAGTAGTACCCTTACACCCAGATGCATATGCTCTACGATATATCTGATCAACTACCTCCACTGGTGTATTCTTGGGAACGTTAGTTGTTGACGATATAGAGTGGTCTACCCATCTCTGGATCTGACCCTGCATATTTATCTTGTTTACCCAATTAATATCCCCTGCGGTAGCCTTATGGTAGGGTGAGAGGGAGATAATCGATTCTAATTGTTCTTTACTATAGTCCTCTAGTGGTTTTTTGAAGTCTATATCAAACATTTTTGAATCCAACTTGAACCAGTTCAAATCATACCACTCAATAAACTTATGATGGAATACTGAGAACTCTTCAAACATCTCTCCCTGATCATCTGTGAAGACAGCCTTGGACTTATCAATAGTTCTTCTACGACGTTTATAAGTAACAGCAAAACAGGGTTCTACCCCTGATGTTGTCTGAGTCATTAGAGATGTAGTCCCAGCAGGTGCTATAGTAAGATTGGCAATGTTTCTTCTTCCATACTGACTATATAAAGGTAGAAGTTCTGGGTAATGATTTTTAATCTCTTCTAATATTCTCTTGATAAATGGGTTATCTTTTTCTAGTTCTTGTGACCAACCTGTAAAAGATCCACGTTCAGATGCCAGAAACATAGATGAGATGTAACTATGTGTGGCCAATGTCTTATGAACTCTTACTGCACATTCTGTAGCTTCTGCTGACCCATATGTCAGACCTAAGGCTGCCAACATATCGCCCTCTGCTGTGATACCTAAACCTGTTCTACGACCTTTTGATACTTTATAATGAATTCTTTCCCAGAGTTCCAACTCTACTTTTCTGATGTCCTTTGATTCAGGGTCTTTTTTTACTTTAGAGATGATCTTATCTATCTTCTCTATTTCAAGATCCACTAGATCATCCATCAATCGTTGAGCTGTTCTAACATCTGATTCAAACATATCAGTATCGAATACTGCATTTGGAGTAAATGGGTTTCTTACATATGAATATAAGTTAAGAACCAACAATCTACATGAATCTCCATCCGGTAGGGGCAATTCAGCACATGGATTAACCCCAATTGTTTCAAATCCATCATAACAATCTGCTGGACTCTCTTCAATAATCTTATTCCAAAACAATACTCCTGGTTCAGCTGACTTCCAGGCATTAAAAATAATCTTATCCCACAACTTCTTTGCTCTTACTTTTTTAACGTAAACACCAGACTCATATGTATACAATTTATCATACTCCATTAAGTCAGTTGGACCTACATACACATGTTTATCAATAGGGAAGGTTTGAATGAAATCTGAATCATTCACCACAGCATCCATAAATTTATCAGTGATACGTAGAGAGATATTAGCATCTGTTATTACCCCATCCACCAATTTTGAATCAATAAATCTCTCTGCATCCGGGTGGTTGATGGACATACTCAACATAAGTGCGCCCCTTCTGTCACCCTGTCTTACTTCTTTAGTTGAATTGGAGAATCTCTGTGCATATAATACAGACCCAGCCATATCATTTAGTGCAGAATTGTTAGCCAAAGACCCACCAGGACGTAAATGTGATAGATCGTGTCCTACTCCCCCTCTTCTTTTCATCAACTGAATCTGTTCCTCATCTGATCGCATTATAGACCCGTATGAGTCTCCACCATTACCAATCACAAAACAATTACTTAATGATGTGATAGAAAAATCGTTCCCTATCCCAAACATCGGACTCCCTTGAGGAACTAAATACTTAAACTTATCAAATAATTCAAAAATCTTCTCTTCTGATGTGGGGTTGGGATATTTCTTCTCTATTCTTGCAAACTCCTTGGCTAGTCGATGATGCATATCTTCAGGAGTCTTCTCATAGATACACCCAAATTTATCCTTGAGTGCATATTTATCCAACCAAATACTAGCACTTGATTTGTCTCCATTAAAATATTCTATACAACCTGGTAACAGTTCCTCTTTAGTCATTCTTGTGTATTTATAGCCTCACTATTAACGATTCGTATGATTTCGCTACCCTTAGGCTGTAATTTAATCGAAATTAAGTTCTTATTGAAAAGACTCAGAGGCAGAAACCCTTTATAGGTTTCACAAAGGTGGTTTACAATAGAAGCAAACTTGTCAACTGTTACACCAATCACCACAGGTTGAATTTTATAGTTCTTATGTCCATCTCTAAGATATAGTAACTGTGCCTGAAGATGTTCCACAATGTCTTCTTTTGAAAGACAAAACTCTTTCATGAACTCATCCTTACTTATATCAATATCAGAGCCTCGTTGATTCTTTATAAAATATCTATACATCTCTCTTCTCCTCTTTCTTAACATTATAAACAACAGCTTCAGTGGTCAATAATAACCCTGCCACAGATGATGCATTCTCTAGAGCCACTCTTGTTACTTTTGTAGGGTCGATAACACCTGAATCAAAAAACAATTCATACTTATCATTATCAACATTATAACCATAATCAGTGATCATCTCCTTATTTGGTGGATCAATAATGTTGTTATAGATAACATCAATAGGTAGTCCAGCATTCCCCATGATCACTCTAAATGGTTCCTGTATGGCTTTCATAATAATTGATCCACCTATACCTTCATCCTGATTTTTATACTGAACTGTATCAACTACTCCTATACATCTCAATAATGCGATGCCTCCTCCTGGCACAATACCTTCTTCAATAGCTGCCCTGGTTGCATTCAGTGAGTCCTCAAATCGATCTTTACGTTCTCTCATTTCAACTTCTGAACCACCACCAACAGATATAATAGCAACACCACCTGCCATCTTGGCCAATCTTTCTTTTATCTTTTCTCCATCAAACTCACTAAAGGCATTCTTGATCTGTTCTCTTATTAGTTCCACTCTTTCTTCTATTTCTGATTTTTCACCCTTCCCACCAATGATTGTAGTATCGTTGGATGTAATAATAACTCTATCGGCTGATCCCAACTGATCAATAGTTATCTGATCTAGTTTCAACCCTACATTCTCATCCACTACATAGCCACCTGTTAAGATAGCAATATCCTGCATCATGTCCTTACGGATGGCCCCATAACTAGGAGCCTTGACTGCAGCTACCTGAATAGTTCCCTGCATCTTATTTACAATCAGAATCTGTAAGGCCTGAGTCTCCAATTCATCAGTAATAATAAGTAAGGGACGTTTCTTCTCTACTGAAAGTTCCAATACGGTTAACAACTCCTGTGCAAACGAAATCTTCTTAGTTGTTAGAAGAATCAGGGGGTTATTAAACACAACTTCCATCTTGGCGGGATCAGTTACAAAATAAGGTGATAAGTACCCTTTACTAAACTGCATCCCTTCGGTTACTTCAACAGATGTCTCAGCTGATGATGATTCTGATATAGTGATTACACCGTCTTTTGAAACCATCTTAATAGCATCAGAAATATTCTGACCAATCACTTCATCTCCATTGGCTGATATTGTTGCTATACGTCTTATGTTTTCAAAATCACCAATCGGACGTGAAATCTCTTTCAATTTTAATACAACTGCCTTTGTGGCTTTATCAATTCCCTTTTTCAGATCCATTGGGTTAGCCCCAGCTGTTATATTCTTCAGTCCGAGATTAAAGATGGACTGAGTCAAAACTGTTGCAGTAGTTGTTCCGTCACCTGCTTCACTGTTTGTCTTATGAGCAACATCTCGCACCAGCATCGCACCCATATTCTCAATAGGGTCTTCAAGTTCAATAGATCTGGCTACGGAAACACCGTCCTTTGTTATGTTTGGTGAACTGAACCCATTGTCTAAAATGATATTACGTCCTTTTGCTCCAAGTGTTGCTGCAACAGCCTTTGAAATCTTATTTACACCTGTTCTTAGTTTCTCTCTTGCTTCGGAATCAAAAATTATCTCTTTTGTCATTATCTTATAAATTTAGCTTCTGATTTATATTTAGTGATATAGATTATACAATTTGATTCTGAACGATTCTTGGTATAGAAGACTTTATAGTCTGCTTCTCCTGAATACTGAGTATAATACCAACAACCAGATCCCTTTAATGCCTCTGCCTTGTACGGAGTTTCATAAACTATTTGTGTTGCTTCTGACTTATACTGAGTCTCATAAACTATAAGATTAGCCTCAGATCGATACTGTGTTATATAAATCTTTTGTGCTAGTGTAGAAGAAGATAATGAAAGAAGTAGAATAAATAACACTATTTTCATTATTTCTTTTGGTTTACAAGTTTTTGATGTTCAGACTTTTTCTTGTCTTCTTTGAAGAACATATCCTTAACAGTCTTCTGCCAAGATCTCTTTCTCTTAGCTTCATGTTCCTTATTATAAGTAATCCGCATGATAAATTTTATGAATTTTGAAATTAGCAAAAATATCGGCTACAGCATTTCCAAAGGCTTTAAAACAAGAGACGTCTTCTTGATGTCCTCTTATATGAACTATTCTAAAGCTCAATAGTGGGTGGTTCTTTATCTCCTCAAGTATTAGTTTCCAAAGATCAATATTGGCTACACCTACCCAATTCATCTTCTCCCATCTCTCTAATCGATGTTCTGTGAATGACTTAGTCACGTACTGTGAGTCTGAATAAATAACTGCCTGAATTGGGATTGTTCGATCTAGACTTTGTAATGCGAGTAAAAGTGCTATTTGCTCCATCCGACTTATTGTAGTTGATCTAAACCCTTTTGATATGAAATATTCTTTATCTGAATCAATAATATAGACACCAATGCCCCCTAGACCCGATTTATAATACGCGGATCCATCTACAAAAATATGAATCACTCTTTTTCTTCTTCTTGTTCAACAATAGGGATCTTGGTCCATTCGTTGACCACGACCTCCACTTTGAAGGTTGCTTTAGACCCATTCTTTCCCTCTGTTCTCTTATTCTTCAGTGACCCTTCAACATACACCAAGTCTCCCTTTTTCAATAATACAGAAGCCATCTCACACTTACCATTCCACATAATTAGGTTGTGGAAGTTCTTATCGATTTTCTTCTCACCAGATGGACCATAGTGGTCTAACGTTTTAAGTACAAGATTTGTACATTTTGTCCCATTCTCAAAATCATGATCTATTGGATCTTGAGCAACAAAACCCAATAGAAAAATTTTATTTGTCGTTTTCATTTTCTTACTTTCCTACGTTTAACATTCTAAAATTAATAATCTTTTTCATATAAACAAAATTTTCACCTTAATTTATAACGAATATAAACTACTTCTGAATCATTTTCTTGATAAATTGGCTCATATACTGTTGAGACTCAACATCAATACCAATATTTATAGAGTCAGTTACCATCTGTTTACTCAAAATCAATTCCCACATATCTTCATCAATAGTGTCTTTACCAAGTAGGTAGAAGACTTCAATATTGTTCTTCTGTCCTGATCTCTCTACACGTGAAATTGCCTGTTCCAAATCAGTAGATTTCCAAGGTAACTCATAGAACAATACAGTTGAACAAACATTCTGTAACCCATCAATCCCAATTGATCCAACAGCAATATTCATAAACAATATTCTGTTCTCATTCTTCTGGAAGTTATCAATTATCAACTGTCGTTTCTTGTGATCTACTTCACCTATAATCACATCACACTTATATTTCTTAGATAGTGACTTGAGAAACTCTACATGTATCCCAAATACAACTATCTTCTCATCAGATGATTCAATAAAACTATCCAACCATTCACATATTCCCTCTATCTTTCCCTTTGTTGATAACTGGGATAGCGTACTAATAAGAACTAATGATTGTGCATAGAGAGCATTATCGGCTTTCAATTGTCCATAGTTTTCTTTCAGATAGGTTATTAGATCATTGGAGGCTCTGTTATATTCCTTACGGTTGTCTATATCAACCAAGTAGAGTGTTTCTTGAACAGGTGGGAGATCTTTTAGTACATCTCTCTTTTCTACTCTATAATAACATATCTTTCTCATTTTCTCATTTAACTCTCTTGTGTTGGTTGCACTAGTATAGTCAAGTCCAAAACGAGTCTCATAGGCTCCACAATACTTATACACAAAATCTCTCCAGTTTCCAAACATCTGATCAAATTGTCCCAATATACTCAAAGGTGAGATAATTTCAGCTGGACGATTCATAACAGGAGTACCAGTTAACATAAAAATATATTCTACCCCTTTGGTCAATCTCTTCACTCCTTTGGTACGAATGGCTTTACCAGTTTTAATAGCATGTGATTCATCGCATATAACACTTTTGATAGAAAGTTTCTCCAACTGTTCATATTTCAGATTCACCTTTATTTTTTCATCTTCTCCCTCTTTTGAAATAACTTCTTTCTTACCTACACTATCATATGTTAAGATCAATACATCTGCACCAAAATTATCTTCTTTATTGTTAATCACAGATGTTGTTCTCTTTGGGTTCATTATATTCCACTGTCTCTGCCAGTTATACTTAACAGAAGCTGGAACCACCACCACACATGGAAATAAGTTTTCTATCTCAACAGCTAAGATAGCCATCATTGTTTTTCCTGTACCAGGTGCTGAAGCATTTATACATCTCTTGGATGCCAATTGATACGAAATACCATGAACCTGATAGTCTCTCACCTTCCAAGGTAATTTCATACCTTGAATTTTCTGTTTTACACTAGGAATGATGCGTTGTACTGAATTCTCTATATCGAACTGATGGATTATATCATCTGAGGGTGAAACACTGTTAGAATTGAGATCTTCGAGTTTAAACTTGTTAATCAGGTTCTGAATAGGTACAGATGTAGCAAAATTCAAAGGACAATCCCAAGACTTAGTTTCTGGGTCATACTTTCTCCCAACGATTTCTTTAACCTCAGTTACGAAATCAGCATCATACTTTGTCTTAAAGTAGATACGTTCATTTTTTATTTCATATGTTCCCAACATATCAATTGATTCTTTCAATAGTGATTGATAAAGGTGAATTGTTGCACAGGTTCTGATCCAATCGACTTTCCCAATAATGAGTACCGTTACGTTTACGAAGATGTTTTGTAGAGCAACAGAATCGTTTCATTTTTCTGATTAGGTAGAGAACTTGTTTTACTTTCTCTGTAGAGAGTCCAGATTGGTTTACTTCGAATAGATTACAGTGAGCTGTCACTTTGTATTTCATAGTAGGGTGAGTTGATGTCTTTTTCATTGTGAAGTCTTTTATGAGAAGTTGGGTCGTCACATTTTCGTGACGTTCTATTTTAATAACTTATATTAATAACCTATATACTAATATACCATATATATAATAATACTTAGTTAATTTATTAAATACCTCTTTTAATTTATTAAATACCCGATTTAATATTCTAAATACCGCTTTTAATTTATTAAATAGCCTTTGCGGAGGTTCGAGTGGATAGAAAGTCCTCCAACTGTTTATCATATTCTTCCTTACCTTCAACATAGATTTTAGAATAATTTATCTTTAAATAACGTTTATCAACTTCTCTTGTATAATTATTTTTGTAGGAGTATGAGACAGTAATATAACTATCGTCTTTTAGTTTCTTGATAATCTGACTTACACGTCCATTAGTAACTCCTAGTATCTGTCCTAGATAAGCATTTGATGCATAACACTGACCACCTCTTTTATTAAAGTGCATAATTTCTGCTAGTGCATCTCTCTCTATTCTTGATAAGTTTTTATCATCCCAAATTTCCAATGGAATCCATATACCTGTACATCCACGTCCTGACTCTATTTTTTCCATAAATTTATTTTTAGTCTACTCACTCCTATTGTGAAGGAACTTGTCTATCTTATACATACTATTATACTCTTTTCCATCTTTTACAGGATATTTAAAAATGTAATTATTGTATTCGTTCAATACTGTTTGTAAATCCTCGATGTATCTTGATAGATGTAGTACATTTGGACAAGCAATAGTTCTTTGTGCTTGAAAGGCTAATTTCCTAGCAAGTCGTAATGCTTGTTTAGGATTGAATTTATCTGTTGTCTTTTCGTTACTCATTTGGTTTCTCCTTATTAATTACATCAAGCCGTTCTCCTAATTTATTGAGCAGTGATATTAAATCGTTGTGTATCTCACCCAATTTGGTTTCTTTAAAACAGGTCATTTCAGTTAATGTACTTCTATCTGTTTTTTTACCGTTTTCTTGCCACCATGCTTCAAATTCAATATTGTTCTTAGCCGAACAAGAGTGCGGTGTATCACTTTCTATGCTAATTATTCCAATATTATAATGCTTACAATCCATACAACCCTTACTCATGCTTACCTCCAATCTGTTTAAATTTATCACTCATAATATCATATTCAGGATGGGCTCTTAGATATTCTCCAGCGGCCAGCTTCAACACATAATTCCAATCTGCCTCATTTTTAAATTTCGCCCTGTACTTTTCAAGAAGTTCAATCTTCTGTGGTGTTAGTGAGTTTGTAGGCCCAACAAGAATTTTAATGTCACCAAGCAATCGCTTGTTTTCTTCACAAACTTTCTGATAAACTGACCTGCTTACGTTACTCATTTGGTTTCTCCTTTCTGTTCAATAATTATAGTACAATCGTTACAATAATTTATTCCATGATTTGCAATATCATTACTATCCCAATAACAATGCATTGCTTTATTACAAGACGGGCATCTGTAATACGGTTTTGATTTCCAAAAAGTATTCCAAACTGAACCCCAATATGTAGGGCAATTAAAGAGCCTGTGATTCCATTTTTTAAACCATTTGTCGTATGGTGATTTAATATCTATTACTACTCCCATTATTTACCTCCTTATTTTAAAAACGATTCAAATAATTCAACTGTTTCTTTCTCGAATTGTTCTCGTAAACT